TGCTGCTCTCGAAACTGCTGAGAATGGCAACGATATTCTACTCATCCTAGAAGCAATTGAGGCACTCTATTGATTAGATAGACCAAACAACTGAATAACACATAAAGGGGTCAAAATCACCCCTTTTGTGCTGTTATACATAAAGATTATGCTTTTTTTATTAATTAAATGTCTTTTTAAATGTATATGCGTTCTCCACACCTCTGTGGAAAAGTATTAGATAATGTGTGTATTAAGGTGTATTTCTGTGGAAAAGTATGTATTTTAATGTGCTGAGGGGTAGTGATCTAAGCGAGCAGTTTAACAGCAACTCGCAGAAATGTCAAGGGGGGCGCTGATAAGTTTTACCAGGGATTAAGAACACAAAAATATCAGTGTTTCTTATAAATACTCTCTGGAAGATTGACAATATCGCTCCGGTACTCTATACTAGTAAAGTCACACCACCAGGACACCACTTATGTCAGTCGCTATCAGTCAGGCACAAAAGCAACGTTACAGAATCACCCTGGATATAGAGGTGCTAGAAGACTTCGACCCACATCAAATTGATTGGGAGAATCTTTTTGAATTGGAAGGAAATGAGCAAGTGATTGATAGCTACGTCGAGGACATGAGTAATCCTGTCCGCTGGTAGTTTGGCAGACTAAGCAAAGAGATTAAGAAATCCTGCAGACCGGTCAAAAGGGGTTGACCTCGAGGGTGAAAGGTGCCATACTATAAGAGTCAAAGGAACGCACCTCATGATCCTTAAGGTCTCCCGCTTCTCACGAAAAAACAAAATCAAACCGCAGGTTTCCTATGTTCAATTTGCAGAGGGTATATCCAAACAACTTGCGACCCGTCTCCTAGGCAACAAGTCCAACGGCATCAGCATCAAACGTGCCACCTTAGAGCAGGTTGATTTTGATGCCGTGCCGATGACTAAGCGCCTTAAGCGGTATGACGTGGAAGCAGGTCAGGTCGTTTGCGTCTGATCCAATCTCCAAACCTACACAAGGTCATGGCATAGACTCCGTGACCTGCTACAATTAATTCAACAAGCAAAGCAACCGAACCCCATGACTCAAGCAACCATCACCGCCTCTGAAACCTACAACGGTTGGGCAAACTATGAAACCTGGAACGTCGCCCTGTGGTTGGGCAATGATGAAAATCTTTATAACATTGCCAGAGGTTGGGCAGAGCACGGCTATAAGTCACTCTCACACATCTTGATGGAACTCAGACCATGGGGCACAACTCCTGATGGTGTTAAGTGGAATGATGAGAATTTAGATATTACAGCACTCAACGAAATGTTACTAGAATTCTGATACTTAGCAGCGCGGGGGTTGACATTAGTCTCCCTCCGTGATATCATCAGTGGGTGATATAACAGTTCCGTTGGTTTATGGGGGCGTATATAAAAACGGCATACTACCCTAACCTACAGAGGTGACAGATCGACCTTCATATATAATGCGAAAAGCAAATACATATACCTAAAAAAAATTCCGCGTAAAAAAATTCTTATGGAAAAGGTTTATCACATCTATGCAAAGGAAGAATGTTTATATAATAATTTGAATGAAGTACAATTTAATAAGACATGGAACACCCTCAATGGTATGGTTGGTTTACTACACACCGATTATACACTTGAGGATTTGTCATATGAGGAGTTGGAGTTAGTGAAAACCCCCATAGAGGGTCACGAACATTCATATTGACAAACTACATATTACACGTTATAATTGACTTGAAGGTTAATTCAACTTATGGCTAAAGGATTCACGGTTAAAGCAAAAGCACCCACGAAGAAAGCAGAAGAGTGGGACTATCAAGCAATCAAAGACAGGATGCGAGGTAAGACAATTGTTTTTTGTCTACCTGGACGTGGATGTTCTTTCACCTTTCTAAAAAACTTTGTACAACTGTGCTTTGATATGGTACAGAATGGTATGAGTATTCAGATCAGTCAAGACTACTCATCGATGGTTAATTTTGCCCGTTGTAAGGTTCTAGGTGCAAATGTATTGCGCGGTCCCAAGCAGATTCCATGGGATGGTAAATTAGAATATGATTATCAGTTATGGATTGATAGTGACATTGTTTTTGACACTGCCAAGTTTTGGCAACTATGTGACATGGCAATCAGTGAAGAAGGAGAAGAGAAAGAGATTGTCAGTGGTTGGTATGCAACTGAGGATGGTCACACAACTTCTGTCGCACATTGGTTAGAGGAAGATGACTTCCGTAAGAATGGTGGAGTAATGAATCATGAAACTGTTGATTCAATTGGCAAGCGTAAGAAACCATTCACTGTAGACTATACAGGTTTTGGATGGGTATTGATCAAGAAGGGAGTATTTGAGAATCTAGAGTATCCATGGTTTGCACCTAAGATGCAAGTCTTTGAGTCTGGTAGTGTACAAGACATGTGTGGTGAGGATGTCTCATTCTGTTTAGATGCTAAAGAAGAAGGTATGGATATTTGGTGTGACCCTCGCATTCGTGTTGGTCATGAAAAAACTCGTGTAATTTAACTAGGAGATTATTATGGCAGTTCGGAAATCATTATCGGGCACAGAGTTTGTGGAGTCACATCCGAAGAACACTCGTCAAGGGAATGGTAAGCATACAAAATACGCCGCGTCGTCTCGTAATGGGGCAAAGAAAAGATATCGCGGCCAGGGTAAATAGTGTAATTATATGAATACATCATGTCAGCACTTATATGCAATCTTCCATCTGTGGAAGTATGGGTTCGTAAAGAATATCTAACTGATCATCAAAGTGGTCATGGTGAATTTGTTAAAGGCGTCTGGGTATCGGCAAAGTCGATTCCTGGGCGCACTTTTTATTTTGAGACTTATTTACCTGAGTATGCTGCAATGTATGATAAGTTACCTATTAGTGCATTTGTATCTGAACCTGAATTACCTGATCCTGATATGAATTTACCTAATTTACAATTTTGGAATTGTATGGATTATGGTGTTGTATCAATTACGAAACAATTTATTGGTAGTATGGACTATGAATTATATACTCGTGACTTTGGCACACAAAAAGGTACATACATTTGTACAATAGACAACTATCATCAAGATCCTGAGGTTATTGATTATGCAACAAGTGAAAATCCTGCTGAACATAAGTCACATAATCTAATTGAATTAAATAATGGACAGTATGCACTGTATCCAAATAACAGAATGAGGATTTTTGACAATAGTTTAACACCTGTTGATCCCAAGATGCCCGATTTTAAGGTATCAACTCAATATTATCAGGTTGAAAATGGGTTTGATCGACTTGGAATGGGTCGTGAAGACGAATATTTTTGGAAAACAGCAAAAGAACAAGAAAATTCACCAAAAAAGGAGAACAATGATGACCAATCATGATTTTTTAGATAATTTAGCAAATGATCAGCATCAAAAAATGCTAAGAGAGATTGCTAATGATGATCAAACTCCTAAAAAACGCGATTCTCGCAAAAATACTGAGATATTTGAGACTGAAGAGGAGTACACTATTATTCCTTCTCAGACGTTGAATGAATTTTAATTAAATGCCTTAATAAATAAGTTATAATCGCCGTATTTTTGTGCCTCTAGAAAGGGTAAGTCAAGGATTTAAGGATATTAGCATGTCATTTAAGGCAAATCCCTTAAATGATGACTTGATTGCACTTAAAAATGAAAATGCTATCTCCAGATCAATTCGTAATATTGTTTTTACAGTCCCTGGAGAAAAGTTTTTTCAAGAGGACTTTGGTTCTGATGTAAGTCAATCCTTATTTGAAAATATCGATGATATTTCTGCTTCAAACATAAAAGATCAAATTCAAAGATCAATTATTAATTTTGAAGATAGAGTTAATTTAAGGGAAGTTAAAGTTCTTCCTGACTTTGATGGGAATACATTTGATGTAATTATTAGATATGACATTGTTGGAGCTGACATCCCACCTCAAGAGTTACAATTCGTCTTGCAGTCAAATAGATAAAAAATGCCACTCGCTAATTACACTAACTTAGATTTCGATCAAGTTAAAACAACACTTAAAGATTATCTTAAGTCAAATTCCAATTTTACGGATTATGACTTTGAAGGATCGAACCTTTCAACAATTCTTGATGTATTAGCATACAACACTTATATCTCCTCATACAACGCAAACATGGTTGCGAATGAGGTTTTCATTGATACTGCAACTTTAAGAGAAAATATTGTTGCTTTAGCAAGAAATATAGGGTATGTTCCTAGATCTAGAAAATCATCAAGAGCAACAATTAGTTTTTTTGTAGATACTAGTAATATTTTACCCACTCCGGCAACAATTACTCTTCATAAAGGTATTGTATCAACAACAACTGGCAGTTTTGGAAATCAATCTAAAACATTTTGTATTTTAGATGATATTTCAGTCCCTGTATTCAATAATATAGCAAGTTTTAATGATATTTCAATTTATGAGGGAACTTTATTAAGTTCTAACTTTACATATAGCACTAGAGTCCCTAATCAAAAGTTTATTTTACCGAATTCTGGCGTTGACACATCTCTTATTTCGGTAACAGTAAAAAATAACGAAAATTCCTCTGCCTCTACAAAATATTCTAATCAAGATAGTTTATTTGATATTGGTGGACAGTCAAAAACATATTTTCTTCAAGAAATTTCTGATGAAAGATATGAGATTTTCTTTGGAGACAATATTTTTGGTAAAGCACTTGAAGAAGGTAATTTTATTACTACAAATTATATTGTATCAAGTGGAGACTCTGGAAATGGCATTTCTTCATTCCAGTTTTCAGGAAGATTGACGTATACAAGAAATGCACAGACATATGCAGTCACATCGGGCATATCACTCCTAACAACTGGTTTAACGTCCTCTGGGGGCGATACAATCGAGTCTGTGGAGTCTATTCGTAGATATGCCCCAAGGATCTATGCTGCTCAAAATAGAGCACTTACAGCAGGTGATTATGAAACATTAATTCCAGCTAAGATTTATCCCGAAACTGAATCTATTTCTGTTTTTGGTGGTGAAGAATTAATTCCACCGCAATATGGAAAAGTTTTTATTAGTATCAAACCCAGAACAGGTGATTTTCTTCCTAACCTTATTAAACAAAATATAAAAAGTAAATTAAAGAAATTTGCTGTTGCAGGTATCGTTCCAGAAATACTTGATCTAAAATATCTGTATATTGAAGTTGATTCGAAAGTATACTTTAATACTAATAAGGCACAATCATCTGCATTTGTGTCCTCAACTGTGCAAACAAATACTAATAAGTATGCAGAATCAACTGAACTTAACAAATATGGCGCGAGGTTTAAATATAGTAAGTTTTTAAAAATTGTTGATGATAGTCATGAAGCAATAACATCAAATATCACCACTCTTCGTATGAGAAGAGATTTAAGAGTTGTTCTAAATGGTTTTGCTGAATATCAAATTGGATTTGGAAATAAGTTCCAAGTAAAAGATCCTGATGGATTTAACATCAAAACTTCTGCATTTAAAATTGATGGAATTTCACAAGATGTATACTTAGGAGATTTACCAAGACCTAATAGAGAAACCGGAACTCTTTTCTTCTTCACCCTTCCTAATATTGGATCACAATCACCATCGATAGTTAGAAGAAATGTTGGTTCTATTGATTATATAAATGGAGTTATTACGATTAATCCCGTAAATGTTCAAGGTGGTATGATAAAAGACGGACAAACAATCATTGAAATTGAAGCAACTCCGAGTTCAAATGATGTTATCGGATTACAGGATCTTTATTTGCAACTAGATATAAGTAACAGTATTTTTGAGACTGTTGTGGATGAAATTTCTTCGGGATTAGATCCTGCAGGATCTAACTATATTGTAACTTCAAGTTATCCAAATGGCAATCTAGTAAGAGAGGGTGGTAGAGGATCTATCGTAAGAACTTCTACATCAACAACAAGTGCTAGACCAACTACTACAGCAACCACAACAACATCTGTACCTTCAACTACCGTTAGCACTTCTGGATCATCAACAGGTGGATCTGGATCAGGCGGCGGAAGCGGTTACTAATCAAATAGGATAAAATGTCAGAGAAAAGAATTAAAATCAATTCGATTGTAAAAAATCAAGTTCCTCAATATGTAAGAGAGGACTATCCTTTAGTAACTGAATTTTTAAAGCAATATTATATCGCGCAAGAATATCAAGGAGCTCCCCTTGATTTACTTCAGAATATTGATAAGTACGTTAAAATAGATGAGACGACAAACTTATCAACATCTGTTGGATTAAGCACAGTTCTTAATTCATTTGAAAATGTTATTAGTATTGATCTTTCTAAAAATCCTACTGGAACTGATGGGTTTCCTGATTCGTATGGTCTTTTAAAGATTAATAATGAAATTATTACATATACTGGAAAAACGAAATCAACATTCACTGGATGTGTAAGAGGTTTTAGTGGTATTACATCATATTCATCTCCTTCAAACCCTGAGCAGTTAGTCTTTGATACAAGTGTTGGTACTGCACATACTTATGGATCTAGGGTTGAAAATCTATCCAATTTATTCTTAAAGGAATTTTTAAGCAAAACAAAATCTCAAATTATACCAGGACTTGAAAATCGTACATTTAATGAAAATTTAAATGAAAATGTTTTCCTTAAAAATTCAAAAGACTTTTATTTAAGTAAAGGAACTGATAGATCTTATGAAATTTTATTTAAAGCACTTTACTCTGAGAATGTAAAAATTGTCCGACCAGGTGAATTTTTATTCACGCCTTCAAATGCTCAGTATAATGTAACTAATGATCTGGTTGTAGAACCTGTAACTGGTGATCCAACCAATCTTGAGTTGATGACCCTTTTTCAAGATGCATATGATGATCAAGAAAAGGCATATGCTCCTATTTCTAACGTTGAAACAATTATCACAGGCACAGGTCAAACCTTTTATAGATTAAGTGTAGATGCTGGATCTAACAAAGATATAAGTGTAGATGGATCAATATATGGTGCATTTGGAGTTCAACCAAAAACTAGATTAATTGGCAATGCTGGAATTGGTATTAGTGTTCTTGATGTTGACTCCACTGTCGGTTTTGCAACTAATGGAACATTATTTGTTACATTTAATGATACTTCTACAGGCATAGTTTCATACACCTCAAAATCAAACAATCAATTTTTTGGTGTCTCGGGTATTAATAAAACAATCCTTGATACTGCTATTGTTGGAGTTAATACATTTGCATATGGAAGATCAAAAAATAATTTTGATGAGATTATCGAAGTAAGAATTAATAATGTAATTGTTGATTGCGAACATCCTACTACTTTTAATCATGGTCTTAATGATACAATTCAAATTAAGACATTAGGAGTTGGTAATACAACATTTAAATATCGTAATTGGTATTATAACACTGCTCCAACTTATAATGTATCAGCAATCAATTTGATTGATGCATCTGATAATACTTATGCAATTTATTTTGATAAAAATCATTATTTTAAAGTTGGCGATAGATTAACTTTAAATAGCAATGTTTCTGGAGACAAACCACTATCTACTGTTACTAAAATTGTTACAGAAAGAACTATATTAATAAAGGGACAAGGACAAATAAATCTTTTAGAAAGTTTTATTGCTAAAAGATCTCTCTTAAAAGCAGAATCAAATAATTTTCCAGCAGCTGCTGTGTACACTTCTAATGTACAAAATTTATATAAGAAAAAATATGAAGATGATATTATTGTAGCATCATCATCTATACCTTTTTATAATGCTAACTCTTTAAACGTTACTTCTAGATCAGTTGAATTTTCTGGAACCTTTTTTGGTAGCGAATTTGAAATTATTCTGACCGGAGATCATGGTTTTTATACTGGAGATGCTTTATATTACACTCCCGAAAAAGTAACTAAAACATCTGTTAATAGACAAACTGGAATATCAACTTCCAAAACTATTCTTGGTACAAACCTATTTGATGGAGATGATGGTGGAGAAGGTTTATATTTTGTAGAGAGAGTTTCTCCCAGAAAAATTAAATTAGCAAAAAGTAGAACTGAACTTTATAATAAAAATTATATTATTATAAATTCTTCTACTCCTGTTACAAATAATAAATTTGACTTATATGATTTTAGAAAAAAAACTTTAGAAACACAAAAACTCTACAGAAAACTTCTACCACCAGTGGAAGCAGATAGCATAAATGTAACCAATCCAGGATTTACAGGTATTTTAGTCAATGGAGTTGAAATTTTAAACTACAAATCAAAAGATGTAGTTAAGTATGGAGAGATTAAAAAAATTGATGTGTTAAGTGCTGGTGATGGATATGATGTAATCAATCCTCCTGTGCTCAAAATTAATGACTCAGTTGGCACCGGAGCAACTGGCACAGTTTCTGTTTCTGGATCTTTAGAAGAAATCCGGTTAGTAGATCCTGGATTTGATTATCAGGAAATTCCAAGGATTTCAATTACCGGAGGTAATGGTACAGGTGCTCAAGTAAGTGTATCTTTAAAAAGTGTTGAACATAAACTTTCATTTAAGTCTGGTTCAGCGGGTGGAAATGTTGTTCTTGGCACTACAGGACCTTTATCCTCTACAATTGGATTTGGAACTTTCCATAAATTTAAAACTGGGGAAAAAGTTTTCTATATTTCAGAGGATCAAACTGTAGTTGGTGGACTTACGACTAATACATCTTATTTTGCGTCTCAAGTAGGACTATCGACTGTGAGACTGCACCCAACTCAAGGAGATGCAGTTTCTGGGATTAACACGATTGTCCTTACATCATTTGGATCTGGTATACACTTTATCAAAGCAATTAAAGACAAAAAAATTATAGAGTCGATTGCTGTTCTTTCTGGTGGAGAAGGATATAAAAATAATAAAAGAACAATAACACCAGCTGGTATTAACACGTCATCAAATATTATTAATGTTGTAAATCATAATTATGAAGATGGTGATATTGTAAACTACACTTGCAATGGAACGGCACCAACTGGACTGACAACAAACACTGAATATTATATTGCAAAAATAGATGATAATAATTTTAAGTTATCTGAGGTAGGCGTTACAACTGAAAAAAATAGTTTCTTTAGAACAAAA